ATAAAGCTGTTGTTCCTCCACTAGAAGTGTCTGTCACCAAAAATACTGTATATGAAAGTAAATATCTACCTGTCACAGGAGCAGTAAATGTGCTTGTACCATCAAAATCTGAGTTTTGATCAAACACCTCTGTGTCAAAAATTACTGTGAATGCAGTTCCGTCGCCCGTCTCTGAGGTATCTGTTACGCTATTATATGCGCAAAACGCCGACTGCAAAGGCATTGTTATCTCTCCATTAGATGTGAGGACAAATAGATCATTAGAACCTAAAGCGTTACCTTGTGATATTTTAAACTTATCTGAGTCATCATCATCAACACCTACGCGATATTTATTAACTCCCCCAATTGCATACTGTACGTATGAATCACCACTACTTCCTGGATCAATAGTTAGATCTTGAGTTTTATTGTTTATAGTATTTCTGCGAGCCATACTTATCTCCTAACTTATTAAAACACCGCTAAAATTTGTAGAAGTTGAATTTTCAGCTATCACATCATCAGTTTTCGAGTTATTTCCTGATAAAAAATATACTCTCGCGGTATCAGCAGCGTCCATGTCTGCTATAGCAGAGTGACTATATCCCATATAGCCATTTTCTCCGTCTAAATTTGTTACTTTATTTTTAGTTGGGCGCCATAATCCAAAGTGGGTTCTGTTTGAAGTAGCAAGATCACATCTTTCAACATCTCCACCTGTTGCATCTATAAACATTGTATACGACCAACAAAATAAATATCGACCAGTTACAGGGGCTGTGAATATTCCTGTAGAATTGTCATAATCAGCATTTTGATCGAAGTCTTCTGTGTCAAAAGTAATGTAAGCTACGGTGTTGTCACCACTCACATTTAAATCATCTGAAGTAGTCCTAGCCTCAAAAGAGCTTGTTAGTGGAAGAGTTCTTTCACCGGCAGATGTCATCACAAACGTATCATTTGATCCAAGAGCTGATCCCTGAGAGATCTTAAAAGTGTCTGATACGTCATCATCTACACCTATGGTAAATTCTGCCGTTCCATTAATACTAAACTGGAGTGTTGCGTCACCACTACCTGGATCAATTGTAAGATCTGTCATTTTTCTATTAACAGCATTTATTGTTGCCATAATTCTCCTAACATATTAATACTCCATAAAATCCTGATCTAACATTTGACCCTCCCTCAAAGTCATCTGTTTTTGCTCCCCCAGCATCTGTCACTGTTACGGTTGCGGTATCCGTAGCATCCATATCTGCTAATACGCCAAATGTATGTGATATCCAGTTGTTACCACCTATATAATTAGCAACTTGATTTTGTAGTGGACCAGCCGATCCCGTATAAGTTCTGTTTGACGTAACTATCTTTACTTCCATAGTGTCGCCGCCTCCAACAGGACAGTTGATAGTTCCCTTTGCAATCAGATAGTACTTCCCGGTAACTGGTGCGGTAAACGTTCCTGTTCCGGTATTAAAATCTGAATTATTATCAAATATGCTTGTATCCCAAATCACGGTATATGCCGTGCCGTCACCCGTTACATTGGTTTTGTCAGAGCTGGTTTTTGCAGCAAAGCATGGTTGATCTTGAAGTCTTAAATGACCATTTGCATCTATTATAAATGGATCGGAACTCGTTATTGCAGAACCAGTAGCAATGTTAAATGTGTCACCGCTCCCATCATCAATCCCTATCCTGAATTCTCCAGTAGTATTTATATTATGTTGGAGCCATGAGTCACCTGAACTTCCAGGGTCTATGGTTAACGACCCACTTTTTTTGTTTATAGCATTATTTTGAGCCATCTATTCTCCTATGTAATTGATATGTTTCCCTTTGATGACAAAACAGTCCATGTTGTATCAGCTACAGTACACAATAGTTCAACTGCATCATAATCGTCTGTAGAATCAAGAGAGCCACCAACACCTACAGTAGTTGAAGTACTCTCATCCCATATAATACTTTCAGAGGCATTTTGTGCTATCTTCCAGCCACCTGCCCCTTTGCCACAAACACGAACAACGGATCCCAATGCAGCTGTATCAGGAAGTGTAAGGGTTACTAGAGATGCATTATTTGCTATGTATCCATTGTCAACAGACATGCCCTGAGATGTTCCTGTTACTTCATTCCAGGTTATTCCTCCTCCACCACTCGAATTTATTGTTACAGTAGATCCGGACCCTGAGGTGGTTACATTTGTACCCCCAGCGATGGTTATGACGCCTGCGGCTGGGGTTGCTGATCCTGAATCAGTAGAAAAACTATCAGCTACGTTACCATCAACTGCAACCGTCACAGTTGAGCCTGATCCTGAAGTAGTGCAGTTATTTCCACCCGCAATGGTAAACGTACCTGCTGCTGGAGTTGCCGCAGATCCGTCTGTCGCAACGCTGGTAGCAACTGCATCAAAATCTATATCTCTATCATCAACCGTCCATGTTCTAGTAGTGGCTGTTGTAATCCCTGAACACTGATATGCTAGCTTTTTGGTGTTATCTCCATCGTCAATAATTCTAAATGTATCGTCTGTGAATTCGGTAGAGACCGCACCAGTTGCTGTAATCGTAACGGTAGATCCTGAGGCTGAGGTAGTTATCCCTGTTCCTCCTGCCACGGTTAATACGCCTAAGCTCGGGGTTCCAGTTCCAGAATCAGTTGGGAAACTATCAGCAACATTGCCATCTACATCCAACGTTATGGTAGATCCTGCTCCAGCCGTAGTGAGGTTATTGCCACCAGCAAAGGTAAATACAGCAGATGCTGCCTGAGACGATCCACTATCGCCGTTAAATGTAAGATCATCTATGGTTTCTAATGCAGACTGTACTGTTGTATCAGCTGCACTTAATATGTGATCAAAGTTTGTTGTATCAGTTAAAACAAGAGAAGCTGTTGTTGCAGTCACGCCTGAGAAGCTTGTTCTTGCTGTCTCTTTAGCAATAACAACCTGAACTATAGAAGTAGTTGATTCCTCAAATACAATGTATCCAAGCTGTGCCAATTCGAGCATAGCTAGTTCACCTGTTGCTGTTGGTATAGAATCATTAGCAATTGCTGTGTCAGCAGCTGCCAAGTTATTATACTCAGCGTCTCCCATAACAGAGATATATTTAGGCGTAGAAGAGTTAATATTGTCTTTAGAAACATAGAGCCTGTTGACTGTATATTTATTGTTACCTATGGCAGTAGGAGTTCCTGAGCTGTTCCATGTTCCATCGAATGTATCGCTACTTGCATAAAGCGCCCATTTGCCTGAACCATTTGTATAATATTGTTCCCACGTTTCTGCTACTCCACCACTATCTGGGATAGTAGTTTCGAGCCCATGATCTTCTAGTTCATCAACCCCTGATATCTCAATTTTTTGTGTACCATTTAGCGTAATATTTGCTCCACCCTGCTGGTCTGCGATAACAGAACCTATTGTATCGTGCGCCCATACAGATGTATTCCATGGGAATGTATAGGGATGATTTTCTTTAACTGTAAGTTGGTTGTTTGTTGGTGAAGTAGAATCCCTCAACACTTCAAACAAGACAATATTGTCTCTAAATAGAGCATCGTTATATGTTGTTGTTTTTTGTATGGTTCCAGTATCATCCATGTATATATAATATGTGTTTCCAGCTGTCATACCTGTAACAGTTTGGCCACCTGCCCAAGATACAGGCTCTCCCTTAACATACCCGGTTCCAGCTTGTGAAACCGTAAAAGACCCAAGAGTAGTATCATCAAAATACGGAGATCCTCCTGACCATGCCTCAAATCCTGACATAATAAGAAGACCAGTTCCTGCCTCAATATCTATTTTTCCGGCACTATTAGTAACGGTTAAAGTGCCATCTGTAGCAGTAATATTACCAAGTACTGGGTCTAATCCACTTGATCCAATTGGTAATTGTCCATCTGTGGCCACACCCAACGATGTAAGACTTCCTGATGCATTACCTAATTGAAGTGAATGATCCGTAGTTCCTGAAACATTTATAGTTACCGTAGATGCTGCTGCTGCGGTAGTTATGTTTGATCCACCAACAATATTCAAAACTCCGAGCGCTGGGGTAGCTGTACCGCTATCACCATCGAAAGACACGGCAACAGACCCCGAAGTGTTTAGATCTAAAGTATTTGCACCTGGAGTGAATGTTATAAATCCACTAGCAGATGTAAGTGATGCAAAGGCCGGCGCTGCGCCTGTGGCAGCTATGACCAATTGACCGTCTGTACCTGCTCCGGTCCAAGAAAGAGCTGAACTTGTTCCAGCTCCGTAAGGTATTGTATTGGCTACCTGTGTGCCCAATTTAGCCTTAAGTGTGCTCGATGTTATAGCTCTTGTAGTGTCAGTACCGGCTATAGCTTCGGCATCTGTCGTGAGTTCTATTATGCCTTCTGTTGTTGTTGTTGCAGAATCTACCGTAATAGTTAAAAGATTTGATGCTGGAGTTCCAGTAACCGTAACAGGTGTAGTTCCTACAAAATCTATATTCGCTACTCCATCAGGTCCTACTGCTCCTCCAACGTTTCCCGTAAGTGTTCCTACTACACCTCCTATAGATCCTGCGCTTATAAATTTTCCCATCTGTGACATTGCGTACTCCTATGTGTTTGCACCGTAGAAACTAGATACATATACAGAACCACTCGATGGAGATCCAACAGTCTTAACATAAACACGCGTTCCCTCTGCAATATAAAAACCGTGCTCTATTGCTTTGTTCGCGGTAATATCCAAAAGTATGTATCCGTCACGTGGAAGTGGGAGATGATCATTAATACCATCAAATGAAAACATTAAGGTTGCGTCTGTTAGGTTCTGTACAAGTATTATACGTATCGGTTTATCGAATGCCGTACCAACACCCATATACGCAGCACCAATGGATCCTGACGCCAAGGATTTTAAGGTATCAGGAACTAACCTGATGGCAAGTGAAGGCATTACTACTCCTTCGTTTCTTTCGAATTAGGGGAAAGATCTACATCTATACCCGTTTCCTTTTTTATAATTTCTTCAGCTATCTCTTCAATTTTATTGTCTTTTTTCATCTTAAATATGATGGTAGAACTTACTCCTATTGATACAGCTATTACCACCAAAGCTATACTCCAATACATACTCTTCCTTACGAATAGTAACCAACCAAATACACTAAACCTGTTCCACCTGCTAAACCTGAAACATATACTACAGTTCCTTTACGCAATAAAGTTCTATATCCACTAGGCACTGTGTTTTGTCCAAGATTTATTTGGAGAGTTTCTCCGTCCGGCAAGAAGTCATGATTAGTAGATCCATCGTAACTGACAGTTACATCCCTGTCGCTATTATTAATAATGCGAATAATAGAACAAGAGTTTGGCAACCCCGCAGTGTTTATTGCTTGCAAGTTACCCGTGAATGTAGATGAATCAATTGACGCTATTTCAATACTACTCAAATAATCCATTATACCTCCTTATGATGGTAATAATGTTAGTTACTCTCTTCTTCCTCTTTCTTTTTTTCTATTGCTCTATTGCTTTCTATGATATCCGCTGCCTTTTTTGACATATCAGACAAACCCTTTAGGCATTCGAGACAAGCATCAAAAGCTTCTCCATATTTATGACCAATTGGCATCGTGAAGGTATACACCCTATCTTCTTTTGTAACTGTAAGTTGAATTGTTTGACTCTCTGTCATTACATCCCTTTTTTAAAGATTAATAATGTTATCAGTACTATCATAGCAATGAGAAAAGCCCCCTCATATAGAGGGGGATCAATTTTATGCAGCTATTATCCAGAATGTGATAATTATATCCCCATTCAAAGCAGCTGCTCCGTTGTTCTTACATGTTACTTCAAAGGAACCAGCTTTGGGCTCAACTCTCTGTATTGTTAATTGCGCATCATTTGTTCCCTTTGTTGAAACAGAACATAAAATAGCAGAGTTAACCGTGCATACACTATTAGTTACGGTAAGCGTTACACTTGCAGCGCTTGCTGTTGTTTGACCTGTGAAGGTTCCAGCTCCAACATTTGCGTTAATCGTAATAGTTGTTGCAGCCTGACTATCAGTTGCAGGAACCATGTCAACAATACCAGCAGCCTCGATGGAGATACCTCCGGTTCCAGACTGAAGCGTTGTACTCGAGGTTGTGTTGGTCGACCCTAGGGTCAAATCCCTAGCTGCTGCACCGGTACAAATATTAACTGCTTGTGCGACAGCATCATTACCAATATTTATAGCACCTGCACTTGAATTAAGCTCAAGAACACCATCAGCATCCAACAATAGAGTATCATCAGAATCAAGAGTAATATCACCTGTTCCTGTAGATGCAAGTGCTATACCGCCAGTTCCCGCATTAAGTGCTAGTGCGGTAGCGCCAGTCACATTTCCCATAGTTATAGTATGCGCAACAGCATTGGTTCCTATATTAAGAGCACCAGTTCCGCAATCTAATACAACACTAGTTGCTCCTGTGCCATTTCCTATAGTTATAGTACGTGCAGCGGATCCTGTTCCTATATTGATTGCTTGTGCATCTGCATCATTTCCAATTCCGATTGCACCTGCGCTTGAATTTAACTCTAATACTCCGCCGGAATCTATTGTAATATCACCAGTTGCCGTAGCTGTTAATGATATTCCTCCTGTCCCAGAATTAAAGTCTAGTGTCGTTGCTCCAGTTGCATTTCCTATAGTCACGGTACGAGCAGCAGCCCCTGTTCCTATATTAATCGCTTGTGCATCAGCATCATTACCTACTGAGATTGCACCTCCAGATGAGTTAAGTTCTAGCACGCCAGCTGCATCTAGAGTAAGGCCATCAGTAGATGTACAAATAAGACCACCAGTTCCGCCCTGTACTGTTGTTGTCGATGTTGTGTTTGTTCCGCCTATAGTTGTAGCGTGTGCGTTAGCAGATGTACCAAAAGTAGCCCCACCTGTTCCGCAATTTACTGCTACAGAAGTTGCTCCTGTCGCATTTCCTATGGTAATACTTTTTGCAACTGTATCTGTACCAATAGTTATGCTTCCTGTGCCTGTATCAAGATCGAATGCTCCATTGGTTCCACCAATAGACATTCCACCTGTTCCATAATCAATATCAATTCCGCCAGCTGCATCTAAAGCTGATATGTTTATAGCGTCAGCAGAAGCTAAACCAGATGTAAGATCAATTCCTCCTACATCTGAGTGAATATAAATAGAATCAGCTGCTGTCCCTTGGTTAACACGAATCTCAATTGTCTCGCTTGTTCCTCCATCCGCATGCAAGTAAATATCTTGTCCAGCATTATCATCTGCTGTAATTGTGCACGTACCTGCGCTCATGGTAAGGCTGTCACCCGCTGTAATAGAACCAGTGACAGAAGGGCTAGCATCAAGATTGACTGTGACACTGTTGCCTGCCCCTGCGGTATTGATGTTTGTACCACCCGCAATATTTGTTGCCCCGAGTAATGGATTCGCAGTTCCCGAATCTGTAGGGAACGAGCTTGTCGTTGCACCTGAAACTTCCATATTTATTGTGTTTGCACCATTTGTAACAACCAATGTTCCACCGGTGGATGTGATATTTGCCCAGGCTGGATCTAATCCAGTTGCACCAATTAAGACCTCTCCATCGTTTCCACCAGTTCCTTCAGCTGTCGTGATTTGCCACGAAGCTGTGTTCGCAGATACTGCTACAAGAATATATGCGTTTTCTGTGTTAGTATCGATCCACAAGGTCCCAAGCTCCGCTATATCACTCGTAGTTGGTATTCTATCAGCGATTATAGGAGCTGGAAATATATCTTCCAAAGGAGATGATAATCCGTATCCCCTCTTTTGAAATTGTTTTCTTGTTGCCATAAAACTCTCCTTATTGAGGTTATTCATTACTATCTTTTTCACTAAACCCTGTTTAATTCATAAAAAAAACGGTTATTTTAGATTTGTAATGAATTTTTCAATACAAATAGAAAGGGAGATATGAGGACAAATAGACAGAGAATATCTATAGACTTGCCAAAACCAATCTATCAGCACCTAAAACGTGCTGTTAGAAAGAGGAATGTAACAATGACGCGCTTCATCACGAGAGTATTGGTATATGCGATGAAGCGCGATTTAGAATTGCGTTAAAGAGTGCCCTCAAGTTGGCCCGCATATTTATAAAGCCATCTTTTCCTGAGAGGCATTTTTTCTATGTCTTTTTTGGTTTTCTTAATTCGTGATTTTCTTCTGCGCTCTGCTCTTATATTTTCCCCCTCTTTAATAAGCGCTGCGACATCTGTTCTTCTTACCCCATCAATAAACTGCTCCATGAGATCTCTTCGTTCTTCTGCTGTTCTATCTAAAACCTTTGACTCTAAACGATCAGGAAGTTTATATCCATTTTCTCTTACAATATCTTGTGCCGCTCTTGCCTTAACAAACTCTATATCATTTAACGTCATTTTAGAATTAATGATGCTCTGTAGTCCTTCTCTGGTATTTGCCAAACTAGGAATAGATCTTAAATATTGCAAAATTTCTGTCTGGGTTATATTAGCTGTTCCCATAACATCTTTAATATTTCTAATAAAAGATGTGCTAAGCTTGTCGAATTCTTGAGCATCAGCAGTCATTAGTCCTGTAAAATCTGCGCTCATACCACCAAAAAGCCTTGTTCCTTCTTTCATTTTCTTTATAGCAGCATTATATGCAACGGGACCTAAAATCCCTTTTTCACTAAGTGTAAGCATTCTAAGTAAATCTTTTTGTTCTTGCTTAATACCATTGTATCTCTTCATCGAAGACTTATAGTATGGCATCTCGTACTTCTTTGTCTCTTGATATGACTTGAGCTCTTCTGTCTCTTCAGCGCCTCTTATTTTTTCTAGTTTTTCTTTCTCTCCAAGATACTGATTTCTATATTTTAGAAGCTGGTCTGATATTTTATTAGTTTGTTCTCTTATTTGCTTCGGTGTAAGCCTTTTTTCTTTACCACGAGCAAGCCCCATTCCTTTTTTTAGATCATCGTTTATCTGTTTTTTTAGTGACTTTACCTTGTCTCCTAACATATCAAATGCCATTTTTTCTAACTGACCTGGGTCATCAGATATTCCTTGTGCTTGTAGTTCATCCATAAAGTCTGCTATATATTGTTCTTTTTCAAGAGCAATATCCTGAATTTTTGCTTTACCGCTCTTTACTCTTTCAATGGCAAGTTTTTGCTCTTGCTCTTCAATTTTTTCTTGATCAGATTTCATTTCATCAACTTTTTTTGAAAATAAAATTTTTGCTAATTTATCTCTATTTTCTCTTCTATCTAATTCAGGAGCATCTTGCACAGACTCAAAGAAGTCTTGAAAATCATCTTCGCTTTTAATATTTCTAATTGCGTCCTTTATATTAAATGTTCTTTTCTTCCTTTGTTCTTGTATTTTATCTAGAGAATCAGATACTGGCTTATCATGATCACTTGGAAACATAGATGTACCAGTAAGTAATTTAAACTCATCAGGATTTATTGGGCTGTAATCTTCTTTTAGATCCAAACCATTAACGAACATATCAGTTAATCTTTCACGTGCATCTCTTGTTTTCTCATCAACTCTTTGTTCTAAAAATCTAGGTATTAGTCCACTATTATCAGCTATTATTTGATCTGCTGCTCTACGATCTAGCTGTTTTAAAGCGTTCATGACAAGCATATTCTCTGCAACGCGAATTCTGCCTTCTGGAGATTGAAGCAAGTTAGGTATAGTTGATAGATACATATTTACTTCTCTATTTGTTATGCGAGCTGTGCCAAGTACATTCTTAATATTAGCTAAGAAGTCTATGCTTAACTTATCCATTTCTTGTTCATCAGCAGAAAGTAGTGCTGTCGGGCGAACACCTACCGCTTTTCCAAAAGAATTTAAAAGAGCATTCATGGTTGACTGAGTAACATTTTCATCCTGTGATAACCTTATTATTCTTTTTAATCTCGCATCATCAACTTCTGCTGCACCTGCTTGCTTGGTTATCTGATTATAATAAGGCCTGTTTTCTTTATTAATCTCTGTCTGTATTTTTCTTTGTCGTTTTTTCTCTGCAAGCTTCATGTTGCGTTCACGAATTTCATCTTTTAGCGTTAATTCTTTCCGCTTTAATTGATCTGCTTTTTTACTAAAAATAAGCTTTGTTAAAATTTCTTTTTGTTCTGGGTCTTCTATTTCGGCAACTTTATTAACCAAATTATCTATATCTTCAGATGTTTTAACTTTTTTTATTTCACTTACTATAGTCTTTGGTTTGACAGGCTGCTCTAATCTATCAAGCTTTTTTACTTCATCATGAACTTCTTTTTCTATAGCTATTTCATCTTGTTCTTTGTATCGATCAAATATCTCTTTGCGCTCTTCTTCTGTTGGTTCAGCGGCTTTTTTCCATTCCCTCAGATTTTCTTCGTATGCCTCTTCTTTTCTTTTTTTGAATTCTTCCGGTGTTTCCTCATACTGTGTTCCATACATACGATCAAGTTCTTCTTGTCTTGCAAGCTTTGCTTCTTGTTTAGCTTTCCACAGTTCAAATCGATCCTCCATCTCTCGCTCTTTATATGCCCTTAATGTATTAAGGTCTTCTTCCCTCATTCTTTCTGCTTCTTCTTCTGGATCATAAAATCTACCAGGGTCTTTTATCTCAGGAAGAGAAAACGCTGTACCCCCAGGATCTGGTAAATCAGGCAATGTAGATTGACGCGGATCTATATAATCTTCGTCTGCGTAAGCACCTAAATATGGATTATACTTTGCCATTAGAACTCCTTAAAATGGTATCGTCGTTGATTGAGGTTGACCGTACATAACCGGAGGTCTAAACCCAAGTAATCCAAGATATTCTTGACGTCTTTGCGATTGCTGTTGTTGTAATAGTTGAGCTCTTCTCAAGCCATAATCTTGCAGACCTCTTTGTTGTTGAAGTTGCATTCCAGCTCTTTGTAATCCAAGACCCGCTAATCCAAGCACACCTCTCTGCTCAAGACCTGCTTTATCAAGAGCAATCCTTCCTAGGCCAAGTTCTCCTTGTTGTTGGAGTGCAGCCCTTTGCATTTGTAAACCTCCAAGCCCCAAGTCCCTCTGTAATCTCATTTGTTGTTCTCGTTGCCCCAATCCTGCACGTTCCATTGCAAGACGTCCTACACCAAGACCTCTTTCAGTTTCTAATCTCCCAAGCCCTAATTGCTGTTCCAATCCAAGTCTTCCTCTTTGCATAGAAAGTGCACCTCTCTGTAGACCTAGTTGTGCTCTTTGTAGTGCATATTGTGGTTCCATGCGTGCTCTCATTGCTGCAAGAGACTCTTGAAGTTGTGCTCCAGCAGCCCCAACTGTTTTTGCAAATCCAGATCCACGCATACCTCCCGTTGCTGCAAATCTTTCTGCAATGGTCGGTATAGTTTCTCTCTTAAACCTTCCCATTGCCTGTCTTTCTATCGGATCAAAGTTTAACTCAGGAAGCTTATCTTCTGGCGGCATTTCAGGAAGAGCCTGCGGTGTTAATTCTCCAATCCTTGGAAGATGGGGCATTTGAGTTTGTGCAACATCTCTAACTTGTGGCTGTGATATTCTGCCTAGCTTTGGTAATGGTCCAGTTTTAGGGAGCCGTTGAGGTATTTGTGGTATGTCAATAGAGCCTTGCGCTTCTGGAATATCAACAAATTTGCCTGGGCTCATAAGCCCTGATAATCCTGTCTCATATGCTCCTTCCATCATTCTTTGAATCTTCGGTGAATACCTTGGAGCTTTTGTGGTTATATGGGTAAACCCTCGCATTGTACTTCCTTTCTTATTTCATACCGGTTATATGTATTAATATAGTATGGTTCGAAACTTAAAGGAAAGAGTATATGGGGAATAAAACTGAATATGGTTCTTTTGTGCCTACCACGTACAATAACGCACAAAACAAAGAAACACGATTAGCTCTAAATCAAATTGCACTAAGCTGTAATTCAAAAACTAGCGGGCTATATGATACTGATGAATTTGTTACTGGTAACTTGTTTTTTCCTAATCCAACACTTGCTTCTACAACTGAAAGAGGAGTGTTGCGCCCTACCTATAGAAAAGTAATTAATTTTGGCGCATTGCCAAACGCTACAACTAAAACAGTAGCCCATGGGTTAGATATACAAAGTTCGTGGACAGTTACAAGACTATATGGAGCAGCTACCTCTACAGGAGGTAGTTTTATACCAATACCTTATGCACACCCAACACCAGCTAATACTGTTACCCTGAGCGCAGATTCTACTGACATAAGAATAAATACAGGTATCAATAGATCTACATATACCAATACGTATGTAGTTCTAGAATACATCAAGACATAATTAGAATTCGTGCGTCTTCATTGTATGTATTACCATTCCATTTAAAACAAAATTACTTAGTGATATATCTCTATCAGTCATTTGATCGTCAGTGAAGTATATTCTCATTTGAGTACACTCACCTTCAGTTTGAAAATATACTGCATGCCAAAATCTATCCTGAATAGCTTCAAGCGGTTGGTCGGAGTACGCAGTAGTAGGCAATATTCCAGTTCCCAGTATAGTACCTGTAGTTGTTCCTTCTGTAATCATAGAAAGAGTAGATGCCGACGGATAAGAATCCACAGTTATTTCGCCTGTTGGTGTTCTGTCTACATAAAAATCTACCTTTGCCAAATATGTCTTGTCTCCTAGTTGTGTATAAAAATTATATTGCTTTGTAAGAATATCTATTCTACTTACAAGCGCACAGGTCCCAGCCCCAGAATATGTTCCTGTAACCGTCGGTGGCGAAACTAAAGTGAAGGAATTATCATTAACTCTTACGATTTTATATATTTTGTCGTTTAACTCAGTAATCCCGGTTGCATCTTCAATTAAAACAAAGTCGTCTGTTTGTAGGTTATGATTTATTACGGTTAAAGTAACCACACCTCCAGATTCTACAATGTTTGTAATAGTCAGTGATTTAGCGTTTCTATCAACTTCTGTATCAATCAGAAAAGTATACCCTTGCTGGTTCCCAGCAATAACCTGTTCTTGTGGACGCTCAAAATATCCAAATGCTGTAATTGTATCATCATTGAAAGCCCATGCTCTTGTTATATAATTAAATACTAAAACCCTATCGGGAAACTTGGCATTAGTAGTTGAATCAGGGATTGCCCAATAAACCATTTCAGCGTTATAATCACGAATACCGTATACGCGACGGACGCCATCATTATCATTATTAAAGTCAAAGACTTCATCGGGAATTTTTTCATCTATTCTCTCTACGTTTGCCCCATTGCATGCATGTATTCCTGTGTTTCCAACACCTATCATTACCTTATCAAATGGAACAATAGAAAATGTAGATTCAGAACCAAGCTCTATGTTTATTTGTTGCCACTGAAAAGGCTGTACCTGGTTCCCTGTATATACTAACTCCCAAGTACTTCTTTCAAAAAAAACAATTAACCTGTCTCTCAATAATTTAGCGCTTATTATTTGTTCTTGTGTGTAACAATCAATAAATCCGCCCTCTAAGTCCTGCCGAAAAGCATCTGTATCTAATGGGTTTCCTATTTGCGAGTATCTGCATCTATTGAAAAATGTAGCACCGGAACCGCTTACTATCTCTTTTGTGTTTAAAAATAACAATCTCTCTTTAAACTGTACTACAATGCGAGCGCTTTCTATTGTATTTGATCCACTCAGAAAATTAGGATTAATTGTTGTCCATGTGCTACCATTCCAATATTTTATCTGATCAGCTGCATTGTAGTTAACTACATACATCAAAGTTTGATCCGCTGTTACACCTCTATAGTTTTCATAAGAATAAAACTGTGCATCACTTCCAGTCCACGTTGCAGTTCCAGCCCTATCCCAACCATCTGTTGAATCGTACAAATATGCAAATTGAGTATCGAACGATAAAGTATTTTCATCATTGATTTCGTCTTGCTCGTACAAAGCAAAACCCATGCATGGGGTAGATGGATAAAAATATACATCTTCACTGGCAACTGATCCATTTATAACATATGCACCGGTAGACGTGTTGTATGTCCGAACAGTTGAAGACCCACCGCTAACAATCATAGTGCTTGGTGTTCCTGTTGTTGTTACAGTAAAAATTTCATCATCGATAGAAAACTGTTGGCCTACAGAAAACTCTGCTCCAGGAACAGTTCCTGATATATTTCCAGATCCATCCGTTGTTCCTAGTTTAATTCTCAATCGAGATTTTAATGGCTCTGATTCATCTGTTGGTACACTGCCAAATCTCTTTCTGACTCTCCCTCTAAAAACATATGAATTATCTAATCTCGCAAATGCGTCATTTGGTATAAGAAAAGGTTGCAAATCATTTTCTAAACCTACATTAATAGGAGCAATGAGAAATCTGTCATATGCCATTATGGTCCCCTCCAACCCCAACCACCTAATTGATTATCAGTTTGTTCAGTGTATATAGTTGCCGCTCTCTCTTTAGTTTGTTGTACAATAGTCCTTCTTAAAACTAGAGTTTCTTGATGTTTAAATTCAGGCATTATAAGAGCTGCTCCCTCTATATCCGTTCTGTCTTCAAATATCTTCTTAGCCGCACCATATGCGATGTATTGCCACCACTGTTCAAGATCAGGAGAAGATCCCGCAGCAAGCAATTCTGTTGCTCTTTTATATATCTGTACTTCAACCCTATAGACTTTATCTGGAACTGGTCTGATTACAAACTCATTGTTAAAATAAAGAGCTGCTTCCGGTTGCGCTGCTACGTATGGAACTGTTTCACTTTCTATTGTCTCACCAGATGCTGGTGCTGCCGAAAAGTTTAAAGTGAACGCACCAGTAAGATAGTTAATCGTTCCGGTACCATCGCCTGATAGACTACCTGCGCCATCATCACTAAGTCTTAACCCATCATTATTTGCATCAATGGAAACAAATGTAACATGATTTTTTAAAATAGGTCTATTAGAAAGAGTTCCAGCAAATGCTGTAGTTGCTCCATCTCCGGTTGACCCAACTGATCCTATAAAATTAACTTTTGGATATAGCTGATAAAAACCTTCTTGGTCTTGTACAAACCACGCCTGCTTACCCGCTATGTATATAGGTTTATCAGTATTTATTTGAACGTTAGGATCTATTATAGATGTTCCATATGTATCAACATCTGGTTCAGTATAGAAAACAAAATTATCACGGAGTGTATGCAACCTGAGATTTTCAGGCATATCATACTGCACAAATGTGTTTACATACTCATCCAAATCAACATCAGATAATTGTGTGGTTGACGGGCTTCTGGTTAGTCGCCTTACTTTCTTTCTTATTGCCGCAAGGGTTGAATCTGCCATTACTATTCCTTTAAGTTAAAACATTTTGAGTAGCACCACCCAAATTAGCGCTTATCTCTCCTACCGGTATAGCTTGAGCAGTTGCATTGACATACCATGGAACTGGTGATGGAACAGCAAATGTATCAAATTTTGTGGTATCAATGTTTATAGTAAATGTTTTTGCCCCGGTAACCGTTATTTCCCCTTTTAATTTGTCAGCCTGTGTCATTCCAAACTGACGTGGGACCACGAGGCGGACAATATCGCCATCCTCGTAGTCATGATCTGTTGTTGTTGTTACAGCAGCAGGATTTGCTTTAGTTATCGCAGATATATGTTTAGCCGCCCTTTCAAATGAAGGGTCAGAATTCACATAAAATCTCATTACTACACTGCCTCTACTGTAACAATTTGGTCTGCATTATTTGGAAGGTCATCTATATCCATAAACTCCAAACTCTGAAAACCGAATCTATTTACTTTCTGTCCTATTCTCATGGAAACTTTTCCGCTCTCATCTTGAGCGTGTTTGTGAACTGGATAGCTACCATTATTATTCAAGTGTTTCGCTACTCCTAAAGGTATTGTATATACCTCTCCGTCCACCATATCGTATCTTTCTACTGGATCTCCATGATACTTCTTGTAATTAAAGCTCATAGATCCACCAGGTACTTCGTAAAAACGAAAGATACCTTTTACAGGTTGTCTGTCCTTTTGTCTCTGATATTCCAAATTCTTCGTATTTTTCTTAACTGCATCAGTTGTCTTTGTTATTGGCTTCGCCGTTTTCATACTATTCCTTTTTTTAGAGGGAGTGCCGAAGCACTCCCAGTATCCACGAAAAGAAGAAAAATTACTCGTTTGTTACAGCCCATGATTTACCAGCTACCCAGTAAATTACATCGTTCAATGCGCCGGCAGGACTATCAGTACCTGCTGCTAGCACCATTCCAATATAACTTTGGTTTTCTGTAGCATCATCAAGAAGATTTTGGTATCCATCTTCTGCTGCTTCCCCAATAGGAACCACTTGAGCTGGTGTAAACCCACCTGCTGCCTCTGCGGTTGTTGGGAATGCGAATGCTGTGAAACCACTAGAATCAATATCAACAGTAATTGTGTTGTTTGTTGTATTGACTGCTGTAATCGTACCGGTCAATCCGTCCATTTCTGTCATATCGTAGATTGTAGGTACAGTGAAACGAACCTTCTGTCCTGCGGTGTAACCGTGAGTAACGGTTAGCGTTACAACAGCACTTGAAGCTTGTGTAATTGCAGAAATATATCTACGTCTTGGATAGAAAATAGGATCCCAGTTAATTGGCCTGAAGGAGCCTGTAGTACCTGCTCCAGCCAATTGAGCCATATGTGCAAGTGTGAAGCTTGTATTAGCTACAACACTTCCTATTGTAAAGTCGATTCCGCCTAATTGCTGTGCACCAGTAACATTAATCATTCTGACAATATCACCGTTTTGCAAAGTAGCTGTCGATGTAGCAGATACAACCGGAGTTGCAGCTGTCGATACAGCAGATACTGTGCTATTTAGTGCACCAACAGGATTAGCGGATGTATCTACCAATGTAAATCCACCACTAGTCAGTGTAACTGGAGACATCGATTCATCGGCTGCTAACTTTTGGTACTCAATACCAGTGTCAGAATCCATTCCTCGTTGCCAGTAAAAAGCTACACCTGTACCAGCACCACCTGCTGCTGTAGTTGTGTAGTTATATACTTTCATCCAGTCTACATCAGACCTCAATTGGAGAACTTTTTGATTTCCATCAGCAGTAAAACGTCCTTGCTGAACTATTGTTTCGAAAGCCATCGTTATCTCCTTTAAGATCTAGTTGCGCGAAGGTTAATAACCCAAAGATCGTTTGTGATCCTCGGAACCTCTGCGAACTTGTAACCAACAGAACTATTAAGAGCAAGTGGACCATCATGTATTGGAGGTCGATAAATAAATGTTGCACTATATTGGTCTTGCTCTACGCATGCATACGCTTCCATACCTACACAGAAGATGTTGTATACATCTGCGCCAAGGTTAGATGCGTTGTTAGACACAGAACCGATGGAAGATACCAAGAATCTCAAGTTACCTATCGATCCCCACTCGGAACGCAATGCATTCATAGGAGATGGGTACTGATTCTTGTGAATAAAACCAGCGGTTGCATCAAGATTACCGGTAAGCTGTGTCGAGCAGAGCGCAAAATAAGCGTCTCTAACTGGTGCTGTACCAAACTTATCTGCACCTTCTATGTTGTCCATAACTGTATATGCGTCGTTATTAAGAAGTGTTCTCACAACTTCATCAACATCGTTACGTGTGATTTCAGTTGGCGAATCTCCGTTCACGCCACCAGTACAGTTAATGAAACTTGCTGTTGCTGCAAGCATGTCTCTTGTTAGTTGATCCTCTGTTTGACGAAGAGAAACACCCAAACGCGCTACTGCTTCGTTTAGAACTGGATCTTGGTTTTGGAGAGTAACTTGTTCGTTAATCTGAACATATGTTCCGTAGAACGAAACTTTTGCGTCAATATCAACTGCTGTAAGTTGTTGTGCAGGAGGCGTAATACCTGTGTTGCCCAAAGGAACCATCGCAGTATCAAGAGCATTATAACGTCTCATACGTAAGGTTGTACCGCCATTTGCAGGCATTGTTTTTTTCATAGCAGGGATCTTGTGGATCATTGACGGTACTGGTACCGACAAAAGCTTGTATGAAAAGGACTGTTGCACTGGAGCAGGCAAAGTACTTGTTGTTGTTATTGCCATTACTATTTCCTTATTACTTAAAATCAATAAGAACTATCAACTTTAAGCTGGACGAGTGCTTGATTATACGTCCGCGAGGTGGCGAGTCTCAGTGTACGCCGACAGGGCAAGAGAGCGACTCTTGTATTAACGCTGATTCAATATTACAAAAAATAAAAAAAGGAAAAAAGGGATCGTCGACAACTTGTCGACGTTTTGTAGACAACTGACCATATTTCCCATCCGGGAAAAATGGTATCCCTGACAGGAATTGAACCCATACCTCCGCATAGAAAGTGCGACGTCCTAACCACTAGACCACAGGGACTCCATAGGGGGCCGAAGCCCCCAAATATAGGAGCAATTGTTAGTATTTTCTTCTTGCTTCTTGCATCTCTTTAACTAAAGAATCTTTAAGCTCTTGTGTCAATCCATTTGCAAAAGCATTTGCTTTGGATAATGGACTATCGCCCTGTTGAGGAGACACACTGCTTAACGGTCTCGGCTTTTTAATATTTTCTTGAGCTTTTGCACGCTCTTTCTCATATTTATCTTCTTTATATATTCCCAGGCGCTTAATAGCTTTGTATGCAGCAGAATACTTACTGTACGTATCGGGGTTGTACTGAATCGACGCCATGAGATCCGGATCCGTTTTGCTAAGTTCTGAAATATTTTCATCAGTTAATACCTTATCTAAATCTTTATATGTAGCCTTTAGGCGCGCTTCTGCTGTCATGTGAGTTGCTTGCTTTTTGTATTCGCTCAACTCTTTTTCTAACTCTTTCTGTCTTTTTGCTATTTTCTTAAGATGTCTTATCTCTGCAAGTTCTTCATCTGATCCAAAACCCATATCTTCTTCTGGTTCTGGTTGTGTCGCCTCTCTCTGCCTTTCTTCCATCTGCCTTATCATTTTTAACGCTTCATCACGTTCTCTTTCGGCACGCTCTCTCGCTTCTCTCAGTTTTCTGAAATGCCCAGCTTGTTCAGTTTCCTGAGCGCTCGCTTGAGCCGTTTGATCAACTTCTTCTGGTGCCGAATTCCCTGGTTCATTAGGATTAATGTCTTGTCTTGGCTCGACATTTTCGTTTGTCGCTTCCAACATACTTCCTCTCTTTTCTTACTCATTACTATTTTAAATCTCTCCGTTTAATTCCATCGCACGTTTCTTAAGTGTTCCATCTTTATAATCCATGCAGAAACCCAATAGTTGCTTCTGTTCTTTGGGTATTAATAACGCATTTTCTATAAGATAATCCACTGTGTTCCTATCTGGAACACTCCATAAGTATTCGATTGTATCTGACATCCTCTTGTATACATATACATCCTGATCATCATTTGGGGTAGGGCATGCCTTTTTAGGAATAAAATTGTCTTTAAATACTCGCTTTCCTTTAAATATAGTTTCTTCTTTCTTTTGTACGTCGATATAAAAATCACCTTTATACAACTTTCTTCCACGCTCTGCGGCATCTACTAGTTCTTCAATGTACTTTGGTGTTTTCATTTGAGCATAATCCATCGGCGTCATACCATCTTTTTCATCCCATGTTTTTTCCATGTGATCTTTGATGATCTTGCCAGCCGTATATCGTTTCTCCATGCATCTCCTTACATGTATAGACGTTCATTACTAATGTGTAATATACTATTAGTAGGAGTATGATGTAATAGTAAATGGAAAGGGTTAATTATGAGGAGAGTGTTCTTAATAGCATTGCTTATGTCAATGTCTGTGCCCACTATTTCAATCTCACGCCCTAAATTGAAATTACGACGCAAAAAAAGAGCTCGTATTTCCAAAATAGACCGTAGATTGAAACAAGAGCGTTTCGATAATATAGAACTTGACGAGATGGAGAATAGAGAACGTCAAGAAACAGATAATGTGGCTCGATGCCTAGACGCTACCAAATCGGTGGTAGCAATAGCTGCAAGCATCACAGGGCTAGGTATAACTATAGCTACATTCGTTATAGGATTAGTAAACCAATTAAATGATTAGAAATGGGGGCAATTAAGCCCCCTACTTGACTGAAAAAATATACTAATCGTTTAAATTAATATATTTATTCAAAGAAAATCTTATAAGTCACTCAAAGAGACAAACATAGGATTAGATGGCTCTTCATCACCTTTAATAAGTTCATCTACTTTTGCGCCTAAATACTCAGAAGCTTTGTCAGCAGCTACCTTTGTAGCCGCATCAACTGCTATATTCTTCCCCCAACCCATCAGACTATACAGTGCGCTCGTAGATAAATATTTTTCCATAAATCCAGGCTCTTTTGGAGCATTTTCTTTTTCTTTTTTCCTCTGTTCCTTCCATCGTTGTTTATGTCTCTCTTGATGTTCACGTCTTTGTTGTTGGTTCATTGAAAAACAAGGAAAAGATATACAAATTAGAGTTAAAAGCATTAATTTTTTCATAATTCCGTCCTTTATGGTATAGTGGGGACACATGGTCCCCACAGCAGTCCCTTATCAACAGGAGTTTATTTGCCTGAGTTTTTCCAAGCATCCCAAAGAGCTTTTATAACTTTTGCAGCTATTCCTTGTGTGTGCTTTTTCTTTGCAGCATTATATATTTTCTTGCAAGCTTCTTTGTCTTTCCAACGTGGATTATTCATAGCTTGTACTGAAGCTGCACCACTAAGTAACATTATGGATAAAATTAAACGTTTAAACATATCGTCCTCCTAAGGGATAATACAGTTAATAAAATAAACACTTACTCACTGATTACATGTTAACAGCATTATTTTATTTTGTCAAACCTTTGACATGTTTGACGCTTTTGACGTCCTATGGTACCATAAGAGTGGTAAAAGAAAGGAATTAATGAAAAAAGTTGAAGATTATATGACTGTTGCAGAAGCAGCAGAGTATTTGGGGGTAAAGAAGAACACTGTTCGAGGATGGTGTAGAAGAGGCAAACTTCCTTGTCATATTAACCCGGTAAATGGTTTTAGGTTGTTTGATATTAAAGATTTAAGAAAATTACTAACATTAATCGAAAGGCGAAGAGATGGCAAAAGAGTACTTCCTAAAAGGAATTTTAATAGGCTTGACGTTAAACGTTGCGACAATGCTTCCTATGAAGAATTTATTAACCCAGACAAAGATAACTCTGAAGGGAGCATTGAGCCAAAGTGATCAATTTTTAGATCCAAAAATGATGTATACGCTTGATGAGCATAGATTAGGTGTTACTGTATTAATAATGCAATTAACAAACCTTATAAGTGAATGTTGTGCTTTATTTCACAACACAAAAGAGAAAAAGTATGGCTCTATGTTAAAGGTGTTAATTGTAATGCGTATGGGGCTCGTTAAATTAAAGAAAATATTGAGCGAAGAGCATAAAGGCGCGTTTTCTTTTGCATTAAAGATAAATAAGCTACGCAACCAATTTATCAAAGACGGACATATGAAAGAGCTATTAGATGGCATACAGGAACTAGAAAACACACTAAAAGGTGATGTATTGAGACTCTTTAGGGAAATTAGGGATTTAGTTGAATCTTATTCTATTCCATCTAAAGGTGATTGTTTGATTGCTTTTAGTAAGTATTTTTAATTAAAGCTCCGCAGGCAAACCCGGGAAACCCTGCGGAGACATAAACAAAAGGATAAACAAGAAATAAGAAATTAGCCCTTATTCTTTTTTTTCTTCTTTTTCTTTTTAGAGAGGCCAGCCTCGTTAAGCGCTATTGCTACCGCTTGTTTACGATTTTTGACCTTTTTTTTACTTTTCCCAATATTGAGTTCACCCTCTTTGAACTCTTCCATTACTTTCTTAACTTTATTTCGTTTTTGTTTCTTACTCTTTGGACATTTCTTGGCCATTTAATTTCCTCTATACCCGGCCGAGACAGTATATATCAAGAAAGACTCTACTGTCCCGACCTAAGATTGTTACCTGACACGCGTAGTTTGTTCAAACTGAAGCTGCTTTTTCACCTTACTGTTTTTCGTTTTAGGCCGCATGTTAGGGGGTTTACCTAATATATCATACGCTATTTTAGTAGCGTCAGACTTGAATCTTGGCATGACAGGCATAATTGTTCCTAGAACTTTTCAGAGTTTATTGGCTTTTTGCCTTTCATATCGCTCTTAACTTGACGGTCGATTCCAGATATTCTGTCATCTAACCCTTCAGGCATATTATAACCAGATGTTGGCCATGGTCTCATTACCATTGTCTGAGGCATATTTGCTACACCTCTATCTCGTGGCAACATGCCAGCATCATTTTTCTCTTGCGCCATCTTTGCAGAACGCCCAGAATAGGCACCATCATAATACTTTGCCATTACTATCTCCTTGGAAACTGCCGTTAACGTGCCGTTATTATGCCGTTAACTGACAAGGTTACAAACCTCTAACCGCAGAGGCTTTAATTTCTTACATGGCCGGCTGTTGCGGGCCGGCCATGCTACGTGGGTTATGTCCCACGCCGTTATCTTCTAAATATCCAGTTAAAGGTAGATTGCATTTTCGTGCAACCCCACTCTAAAACTGGTGTTAAATTCATTTCAATTTGCGGAGTAAGCCAATATGTAAGCACCCCTCCTACAACTGTACCAACAGCCAATCCTGTTTTCCCCGGATGCTTGATTGCTGTATTCATGATACATTCAGTAACTCTATTATTTACAAGTTTATCTTCTATTTTATCTAAAACACACGCATTAATAGGCGCTGCTGTAATAAATAAGGCTAACATCAGTTTCTTCATAGAAATCCTCTTATACTGGGCTCTGCTGCTTTTACAGGCGTTTTATCTAGTTGCGCCTGTACCGGTTTAGCACCAGTAGCCATTCCTGTTTTACCAATATCTGTCTTCGATTCGAGAGCCGCCATCTGCGTAGCTGTTTTCTGCTCAGTCTTTTTCTCTATCGCACCAGACGGTTCCGCTAGCTGCTTATTTTGTTGCAGCATCTGGGATAAAGCAACCAACTTCTGCATTTCCTCTAGATCCAGGTTCTCGATCTCTTTCAATGTCTTAACCAATGACAAGTAACCTTCATACTTATCTTTCTCAGCTTCGTATATTCGTTCTACTGCCATTGATTCATTTTCTGCTACACGGCTAGCACGCTCTAAGCCAAGCCCACGGTCTGCAATTGCTCTTGCTTCTGCCAATTCTGCTCGAGCTGCTTGCTCTTGCATGGTAGCTTGTCGTTCCTCTTCAGCGGCCTTCTGTGCAGCTTCATTTTGAGCTCTAACGGCCTCAACAAGATCTTTCTTGTTCTGCATTGTAGTAGCTTCAAGAAGTACCTCATCAGGTACGTTAACACCAACTTCACGCATTTGCAAGAGCTGCGCAAACTGCATTTGTCGTTGTGTTGTTGTGTTAAGACCTTCTTCAACTGCCGCGTCGTATCTACCAAACGCCTTATTATAAAATTGGTCAGCTGGCTCTTCTTCTATAATTCTTTTTACCTTCCCTGGAGTGAAATTATTTTGTATTACTTTGATCATCAATTTGCCAAGCAATTTCTGTGATTGGTCTAAACGATCAAATAAAGACTGTAACGTTGTGAGTCCTGCGCCTTGCCTTAACATGGCGAGTACCCCAGCTTTATCGTCTACAGCAGATCCCAATAACTCTTCATTCACACCAGATATTTCTTGTACCTCCTTCGCTAAGATCTCAGATAACTGAATCATCGAAGGAGGTATCTGGGGGGGGATAATTTGTTCTACATCAGCCATCATGGCCTCTTGCTTTAGAGCTAGCCCACGACCTTGCCCACTAAGAAATACATCTTTCGGATCTACCAATGCATTTTCTTTATACTTCCATCCAGAGTTTATTTGGCTTTCTAGTATATCTAATTCTATTACTTTTCTCCTATTGTACAAATACTGGGCATCTCGCAACCCTCTTACAACGCCTTGTACACGCCAAGGAAAATAAGGCATCTGCGGAACATAGTAACCCATAACTGGCACGAAAGGAAATTCATCGATTCCAATCGGATTAGGTCCATCATAAAAAACTTTCCCCTGTACCACGATCGCAACACGAACTGTTGGGACTTCATGTGAAGAAACTGTTATTTCAGGATAGTATCTTAAAAACTCCGCAAGGTCATCGTCTTTGCCATTCCACTCAAATGTTTCTCCTGTATTTGCATCAATCAATATCGTTTGATTTCGGTAATCTCTGTAATAAAATTCATCGTACGTGAGAAGGTTTTTCATGCCATAGTTATAGTTTTCTGGCATGAACTGAAACTTATTATCTCTTGTGCTTTGAGCAGAAAGTTCTAATATCTCGTTCTTGTGATCAGGGAGTAACGATATGCATTCTTTCTTGGTTAAAAATGACCTCTTCCATAAGCCATTACAATCAGAGAGATCTGCGTTTCTAAAGAATGGATCTATTAAAAAACTGTTGTAGCTACAATTATTTACTTTAATGTTTCCTGAAACTGGGTCTGATCTATAATCAACCCATATTTGCATTAGATTCATGCCCGTTATGAGAGCGCCTTCAAAAGCATCAGATATAGTTTCAAGTATTCCCTCTTGTTCAGTGCACCACATCATTATCTTAGAGAACTGGTTTGCAGTCTCCTCATCTGCATTATCAACTGGGCTAACTATGGTAGATTTACGAGTACGTCTTTGGTGTCCAGTTATCATGTTAACAACACGTCTTATGCGGTTAAAACTGAACAGACGTCGACGATTTAAAGGAATATTGCCATATAGATCATTCCATAAAGTTTGGTCTCCTGCGTGGAATCTCGTGTCGGTATCAGCCTCGGCCCAAAAAGACTGGTTTACAGATATTGCCTCAGAATAAAACGATTCCATTCTGGACAAAATACCTCGATCGTCTTCACTAAGGTATTGTGGGCCTATCTGAGGAAATAATGCCATAACTACTACCCTTAATTTTTTTATAAAACATCATTACTGTCATCAGTCTATGATGCTGAACTGTCCAAAACAAGGGTAGTAGTTGTCGATATGTTATTTTTTAAATATTTCTGCGTAGTCTTCTTCTTTATCTGATAATTTCCAGAATCTCTCGTTATCCAATCTTAATTGTTCCCATTTTTTTTCAATGAGATTATCGATCATCTTTGGACACCACACAGTATTTTTTTCTTTTTGCACTCCATAAATTCTTTCTGCCTCTCTACATTTGGCACACCGGTTTGTAATACTGAATTTTTCTACTTTTCCTTCAACTAGTGTTCTACACCCAGGGCATGCTCCCCAGTAGTAACAGTTGCCTTCAACTTTACCTTTCTTCATAATGATCCAGGTATTCCATACAAATGGCATTCGTTGCAGCTTAAACTCTAGCGTTGATGGAGTACACTTCGCACACGAACGACAACCGTTATTTTTCTTCATTGTATATTTTGTTTTTCTACAGATTCTCTTACAGATAGGACATGCAGCTTCATAGTAGTGGTGATGTTTTTGATAACCAAGATATTTTACAGCGATCCATCCATTTTCAACAAAAGGACACTTTCTTTTATCTTTCATTCCCTCTTCCTTGCTACATTATTGCCTTGAGTAGCAGCCACATAGTCGAGAACACGATTGTTTGCTCGCGCCAACAACATCTCTGCTGTTGTTACATACCAGTGGTTTTATATAAGCTTTTACCTTTTATCTTTAAACTTTAATACTTTTTGAGCTTTAACGTTTGAACTTTGAACTTTTAACTGTATACCATTCCCAAAATGGTTGCCTTTGCAGGGCATTGCGGATTAACAGTCCGCAACTGATACAGGACTCGAACCTGTGACTTCAAGCGTAATGGCTTGTGCTCTACCAGCTGAGCTAATCAGTTCGTTTCAAACATTTATCTCTTTTCGCTAAACAAGGCAAATATTTCAATCCGTGACATTTTGTCACGACCTGCTATTATTAAATTTTTACAGTAGAATTCTTCATAGATAGCTGACCATCAAGCGTCGATAATGTCTCTACTATTTTTTCCACTTCCTGGGAGACTTCTTTCTCATCAATGTTAATTATCAAGTCCATCGCAGAGGCGTTAACATCTGATCCAGAAATAGTAATATTGTTTCTAACTGCCTGAGCTCTTGCTGATTGCACCTTACTGTATATGGACTCTAAGAAGTATTTACGTGGCTTGGCAATTTCTCGTCTCCAAATTAACCATTCGGATATAGTCTTTGTTTCACCACAGACAGTTACCTGAGTAGAATCATTAGCTTTTGATATTCTCTGTTTTATATCTATTATATTATTTTCTAAATCTTTGATAGCTTGGCGCTCTTTCGATATAAAATCACGTGATCCACCAGACTTTTCATGTGGATCTCTCAAGTGATTTTGTCGCCACAAATATCCATTAATGAATTCTCTTTTCTTTTCTATGCGCTTTAATATTGTTTTTATTTCCTGTAACGCTTCTGTAATTGTCATATCATTCATTTTTATCCTTTGAGCTTTGAACTATAATATCATCAATTTACTGTGTCGTCACCTTCTGATAACCATTCACAATATTCTTCCTCTGTAACAGAATCTTTTCCTTCAAATTCATCCATAAAAACACTTTTACTTATAACATCATCGTTTTGCTTTACAGCAAAATATATTCTCTTACAGTTACGATATGTTGACTTATGGTATGACTTCATCTCAGAAAATATAAAGTCCTCAAAGTCTTGTATGTATTTAAAGAAGACACAGTGAGATACCATAACAGCAAAGAATGTTTTCTCATCAAGCTCTAATATGTCGCCTTGAGTGACATGAAGTCTATTTTTCTCATCTACCCGTTTTCCTATAGTATACGCAATAGTTGCTCCAAACATCTCGAACATACGATGTATCATATCACTTTTTTCTTCGCTTTCCATACAACTCCTAATTATATTGTGTGACCAACTTTATATCTGTTCCAAACACACTCTGGAAAGAAAGTATTACCTCTCCAAAATTATTCTCTAGTGTTGCTACCATGATAGCATTATTTTTCTTGTCTAATGTAATTGTAACGTTATGATTATCATCAAACTCACTTTTTATACAACAAAAATTAAACACGCTTTGAAGAAGATTATTTCTTTCAGCTAGATCTTTCAAGAACATCATATATAAAGTTCCCATTGGAAGTTTAGCGCGCTTATTATTTGAAAGATTTGCTATTGAAACACTTTGCTCATCAATAGTCCTCTGCATTACTTGTCCCATATCAATAATATGGTGAACAGAGGGATATTTACGAACTACCTCAAGTGTCTCATAAATGCGCTTTGCTTTGTCCATATCAAAAGCTTTATGCTGAAACATTACCTCATATTTACCTTCTTCATTCCAATAACCACAACTACAGAATCCATCTTCGTCTAGCACCATGTACAGGTGATCAGCCTGCCTTTCTGTTATAGGCAACCCTTTAAATAAAGATAAAGCTTCTTCTGAGATAACATCTTTCACAGCAATACTCCTTGGTTTCGTGTAGTGCTTACAAACCTTACATCTACGATACAATATTATGGTTTTAATTTTCGAATTAATGATAGCTCTTTTGAATACACGTTTTTTACCACATGTCCTACATTCAGCTTCAAATGCATATTCGTTATCGACTATTCCCCAAAATCTCTTGATAGTGAAATCTTCTAATTCTCTACCAAGAACACAACCTATATGGTCTTTGTATTTATCAGAGTTTTTATCGAGCGCTAGAGCTTTAGCTGTTCTTTCATGGTCTTTTCTTTGTTCCAATGTCCTTGTTCTTTTCTTTTTCTTGTTTTTCATTCGCCAAATTCCTTTCGATAAGCGAGCTTTATTGCTTGGCTAATTATAGCCGATCGCGTTGTTTTTTCTCCCTTCAATAGAGAATATGCATACAACTTCTTCAAGTTTTTATCTATTTCTTCACTAATATAAAACGTTACCTTCTTTTTCTCCATAAAATTCCCTTTACGTAAAGCAGTTATTATGGTATATTATACATATATAACAAACATGTCAATGAAAGGACAAAGATGACAGAGAAAGAAAGAATTGAAATGATGATTGAGGGTATACTTCTAGATCTTAAAGCTACAGCGTTGGCTCTCAATGGCGCTCATCCAGATGATTTACCAGAAGATTTTGACTTTGAGAAGTTTGAAGGTAACAGAGAAGCTCAAAAAATATTCGTAGGTAAAGTTGCAGCTGCACAGTTTATATTAGATCCTCATAGAGATTATATAGATAAACATTTCCCAAGATTTACTGATGCAATTGATAAAATAGAGGGTCTTATGTTTGCTGTTGATAGACAAATGAAGACACAAGGAATATGAAAAGAGTATTAATTATACTACTGTACTTTGTCCCAGTCGCATCTTTTTGTATGAAGAGGTGCGACTCAACATGGTTGGATGAAAGATACAGGAAAGTAAGAAAACAAATCAAAGAAAAAGAAAAAAGCAACGAGACAAAATACGAGATCGTAAATTCTCGTAAAAAATATAAGGACAAAAAATGACAATATATGACATTGTATCGCTGTTTCTATGTACCCTTACCGCAATGACTGCTGGTTTTATATTTGCTCGCTATACCGGGAAAAAGAAATGATATTATGGGGCACTTGGTCTGGAATAATAGGCAACATTATTGGACTTATAATAGCAGCTTTTATTATTCGTTATTTCACAAGAAATTGGGCAAAAGATGTGTATGATGCTGTGAAAAAATTGTTCGATGTGTATACAGATGAAGTATTCAATCAACGTAAAAGATTGAGAAAGCTGAGATCAAAGGTAGAAGATCAAGAGGAGATGATAAAAATCTTAGAAGAGAAAATAGAAGACCTTGAAAATAAGAAAACCCCCCAGGAAAAACGCTAAAACCCGGGGGAAAAGGAGTCCCGCTATGAATCGAAGCAGGAATTGTAGCATAATGAAGCAATTGTGCTATCTCATATATTTTACCAGATCATTGTACATTTCGTCAGCCAACTTAAAGTCTGTTGGCACTGTTTTCATAAAAGCTTCTTTGTCTTTATTTCGAACACATTCACGGGAAATGGAAGCAGAAATAGAAGATATGTCTTTAAAATCGTGATCCTCGTCTCGTCCTATTAATACTACTGATATTTCATCGAAATTATAAAAACCATGGTTTCCATTCACTCCATTGTATTCTTTTATCATGCTCCCAATAGTATCGGCCCTATCAGAACCAAATGCAGCTGCTAAGTCTCTGTATCCAGCCTGATAGAGCTGAACTAAAATAGGCAATAGGCTATGCGTAGCTTCAAATATATTTTCTTTATGCTCACTAAACATCTCACGAACATACTTGAGTTTAATTTCAGGCGGTAGCGGATTCTTTTTATTGTCATGAGACCTAGATACAAAAATTTTAATATCACTCTCTCCGGCCATTTTTGTTAGCGTATCAACTAATCTTCGGTGACCCTTGGTAGGGGGATTAAATCTTCCGTATGTAATAGCCACTCTCTTGTTATCATTAGGCCTTCTTTGATTGAGAAAGTTTATGTGCGAGAATTCGTCACGATTAACAAGTTTTATTGTTTCATCTCCTGGTAAAACAACAACAACCCCTTCATGGGCTGTTGGCTCTAGTCTATCTCCAACGCGCCGATAGGTTTTTATAGGTGTATTAAAGTTAACATTCTCTAGAAACTGATTCTTTAGTTTCATAATAAACTTATACAAATCTATTATCGGCTCAAGATAATCCAATGGTACACCTCTAGTTACTCTCAATCTAAGATACCTGTACCTATCTTTTGCTACACGAGTTTTTAATTCTTTTTCTTTATCCATTATTTTCTTATTGGCATGCCTCGTGTATAGACCAGCACTTATCTTATCTATATCCCCTCTAAGCACCATATAATTAACATATGCTTTAAATGACGCTGCATAATACTTTTCTTCTATTATTTTTTGGATAGTAGAGAATCTATCAATCATGTGAGGATCAGTTTTTTCTATGTATTCTCTTAACTCTGAAACGTTTTCTGTCATATCAGAATTTATATTGCCAACCAATTTATGGTCAATAACATTGATTCCTGGACCACCCAGTTTGTCCGTATCAATCTCGTATGTGGGCTTGTCTGGCTTATCGTATTTTGTATGGTACACAATACCTATTTTAGAGTTTTTAAAGTCTTCTGCGATGGTACTACCAAGTGGTACCGCATACGTTAGGGTGTTAGCCTGAAAGACATAGTGATCTATCCCATCTATCTTTTCTATGTTCATGTCTTTGTTGTTGTTGTCGTTTATATAAAGAATATCTGAGTCCATAGTATCAGATGTTGAGTCTTTAAGCGCTTCAAAAGCAGACGCTAGCTTTATCTTAAGCTGTGGTGATAATGATTGGTCTGCTTTTATGGCATCAACCGATTTGTATCTTTTATTTTTGGTATCTACCATACAAAGTCCTTGGCTCTATAAAAAACTTTCCATCTTCCTCATCTATCCCAGTTCTAATACCAGGTGATCCGTCCCACTTTAACGTGGATAAATATCTCAGCGGTGTAACTTTGCTAACTATACTTGCAGCGGCACTCAATGTTGCCGCTGCGAAGAAATTTGCTAGCTTATTTACGCCTTCATTTCCTTGATCAATGATAAGATCTTCAGCGTGTTTTATACGGGACTTGTTTTTCTTTGCCATTAAATCTCCCAGCTTCTAGAATTGGTAAATTAGCTTCCGTTGGTACATATATAACATCGCTCGTGCTTTCCTGTAAGCCGTGTATCCAGAGATACCTCAAATATGCTTCGTTCCCCTGCAGGGATTCCCCAATAATCTTGTTCGCTTTCGCTACTCCACGGGCCCGTTCTATCTCTGCTTGGGCCAGGTGCTTTGCTGATTCGTACTTCGCTTCCGCTTCCTTAATAGCTATCTGTCTATTCCATTCTGCTTGTTTTAGCTCTGCTTTCCCCGCTAACCCTCGTCGCCAAACCTGGTACTGTGGCTTCCACCAGTACGATGAAATGCTGTATATTATTGCGAATACGATAAGCCCAGCAATAACTTTCCCTACTTTCCAGCCAATTTTTATTAAAAACTTTGTTTCTTCGTCCATCTCCATACTCATTTTTTATCCTTTCTGTTTGGGTTTAACATCTCAAGAGCTTCACGCATTAATTCTTCACTGCCTCTGATCAAATAAAAAGGATCATGATCAGAGTTATCTATAGCTATCCATGCAACCGGAAACTTTTTATCTTTATTTTCCCTCGGAGGCCTGTATATTAAATCTTGCTCATTCATTTTTTTCCTCCTAATAGTTAAATGCCCACGAAGATGATTTTAATTCTAACTCAAATACCTCGTTAATAAGTGGTAAGTATTTATCTTGAAATGCTGTTATTGGAGTTATAAGGTGTACATAGTTGGAGGTAAAACGTAGAGTTATAACGCCTCCTTCGATTGTAGCTCCCAAAGTCTTTTTAAAAATAGATGATATATATCTACTAAACTCAAACCCTTCAACACTAACAGTCGCTCTCTTGTCTTCTTCTAACTCTTCAATCATGGAAACTAATTTTTCCCATTTTTCAACGTTTTCTTCGTTTTTTTTATATATATCCATGCGTCTTTTTCCTTTCACTTAACAAGAAAAAATAAATACATCGTAAACCAGTTCATAGCTAACCATATTATTGTCCCCGCTGTTATGTACGCAACTTGTTCTTCATCCAAGAGCGCTTCTCCTCTTTATATACTTTTGCACATAGGACTTATATTTTGTTTTCTTATCACAATTTAAACACCTATAATGTATTTCCATAGTCAAAACCTTATCAGTCTCCTCAACAGGAACGCTCTTTTGAAATACAACCTCAACTTTATTGCAATATTCACATTTATACTTTTCCATCAAAGAATATTTCTCCTCTTGTCTTCAAAGAAGCCTGGTAAATGCTCAGTCCCATATATAGCCTCTTGATAGTTTCTCTGTATGTCTTGAGAAGATAGCCCGTCTCTTGTCTTGGGCAAACAAACACAGAGATATCTCATGGCATCTGCCATGTGACTAAACTCATTGTGTAACGGCTTTGGTTTATATACCCTCTTCTTAGCATCATATTCTTGTCTATAGTTTTCTAAAGCTCTAATAAGTGAAACACAATTCTGATCATCTATCCAGACTTTTGGAAGCGTAGATCTTACAGCTTCGATTCCGTCCTCTACAGTGAGCTTATCAGCAACATCAAACGTGACACCTAACTGTCTAGCCTTCTCCCATCGTGTTATTCCTATACTAAGATCCCGTACACGTATGTCATGAGGAGCGAAATGTCTACCATACGTGTACGGCTTTTGTCGGAGTATCGTTATATAATGCTCGAGACCCTCTTTAGAGTTCTCATAGCAGTCAATAATTCTTATAACCTGTCCAATTTTTTGCCAAAAGATAATACATGTGCTGTCTCTCACGCCTAAATCCCAGGCTGTATTCACACGGTGACTTGGTTCCCATGGCACAGAACTTATTTGTCCATTTAAACGCATTCTGTCCAAGTATTTGGTGTAATATGCGCCCTCTACACCAGCTTCAAAGGAACAATAATATTCTTGCTGTATTAGGTCATCGCTCATGAGACCTTCTTGTCTTTCCTTTTCTATTTCTGCAAGTGGTATGTGGTTGGTGTCTTCTACGCTGAGTCTACATGACCACCAGTCTGGAGATTCTTTGGCTACGTTGTATAGTTCCCACATATGATTTTTGCCACGAGGTGTAGAGATAAATAAAGCCCATCCGTCATTGGCTAACAGGATGGGCCGAAGGAACTGGTAAGCTAGTGGGGTTTGCAAGGCATACTCGGAAAAAACAACACCTCGGGGGTTTGTACCCACTAGCGAGTCAATATTATCAGACCCAACCAACTGTATCAAACTATTGTTGGTTAGGGTTATTTTCATTTCCTGTCCGTTTTTCCCTTTAATTAGGGACGGAGGAATGTAATCGAGGAACTTCTCACCTGTATTGGTAATAGCGTCCCATATAACTTTTTTGGCCTGACTATAGGTCGGAAATACGTAATAGTAAACGCCTATCGTCTTCAGTGCTTGCCGTAACATTAAGTTGAAGGCAGTTATGTCCTTCCCTGCTCTCCTCGGCATCACACACAGGACTCTCCTGTACCCCTTGTTTTCGATCGCGTCGAACAGGGGCAGCTGATATCCCCTTGGAACGAACTTGTCCAAATACAAGCGGTCCTCTATGTCTAACTTCATACTCACTCTCTAGCTTCTTCACTACTCTATAAATCTCTTCTCTTTTCTTAGATTGTGTATGTATATGGCCACGTATAAGAATTAACACAAAGCCTGCTACAATACCTAACAAAAAGGTAATCGCCATATCCATTCCATCAAATCTGTTCATAATCTTGTTTCCTTTTATTTTTTTTCTTATATTTCTTTTTCTTCTTCTTTTTAACCGGGTACCACAAAAAGCTGGTATTGCCATTTAGTCCGATAATAGGCAGCATCATGTACTCATAATCATCTTCACTATCACATCCTGCAAGGATAAGTAGCGCCAGCAACATGAATACAACTCTTATATTCATATTATTTTTCATTATGCCATCTATATAGCGTTAAAATTAGATTGGTTAAACATATAATCACACCAATCAAAGCTATTATACAAAGAGGTACGTTCATAATCTTAGTCTCCCGGCTCAAATTTTTTTAACTTTCCTTCTTAGATTTCTTCTTAACGTCTATACAACTTTGCTGAAGCCCCTTTATTTGTGACTCATGAGTCTTGCCTGATCTTATTAGAACTTCTATCTGATCTTTGAGAACTACGAGCTCTTTGTCCTTAATTGTTTGCATGTCATTTTTTAGGTCTTCCCTGCTTCTTTTAGCTGTCGTAAGCCTTACTTCAATTCTATTAATATCTTTCGTTATATCGGATATTTGTGTGCTCATTTTTGATATATCACAACTGCTAGTAGATTTGTAAGCACCCAATGATTTTCTCGTATTATCAATGTCTGCTTGATTAGCAAAATACATGTATACGTTCATAACTATAGACGCGAGAATCAGTGAAACCACAATAAACATCATAAAGTTAATTGACATTACATTCCTTCCTGAATTTTTCTTTGTTTTTTAGCCCATTCAAGGCATTTCTCAATGTGCTCCTTAAAATTATTTTTATCTTCAATTGTATCGAGTGATACGCCTGGAACACGGGCAAGTTTATAGCCCTCAAGTATAGCATCTCCATTGGAGTTCCAAGCCTCGTCTCTTATTTCTCTTACCTTCTCATATGTTTCTTCTCCTTCGAATGGTTTATTTAGGATTTTTAACATTCTTTCAAAACAATCTATTTCATCTTCTACAGTTGGTGTAAACCAAACTTTATGGTGCATCGAACATTCCTGGGTATATAACAATATTTTCTATTTCTGGCTCATAGCGCCTCATTCTTAATCCTTCTGAAGCTAAATTAATATCAATACAGTTGCCACAATGAGACATAGTAACAGCTGGACCTTTAATAAGACAATTGTACGCCTCATCTATATCTATAGGGGTGATGTTAGTTTCAGAACACAGCTCCCATGCTGCACCATTCCACACATGTGTTGTTCCGGTATGCTTGTCATGCCAAAGTTCACCTATCCTTGAATCAACTAAGTCATGAGAATACTCATTTTTTGTTGTCTGTAGTGGTATCGCTGTTTTTATCATTTTTCTCTGGTACCTCATTAGTTTTTGGAAACTCTTTTAAGTATATCACTTGAGGAGCATCACTCTTGTTCTCGTTTTTATTCTTCAAGTCTGCGTGGTATTTGTTGCACCCATCCCACTCCTTACTGTATAAGTGTTGTGAGTGTAATAATGGATGTGGGTTGTTTGTTCTATCTATCATCATCTGTTCTCGTCGTATCGATAGTATATTTCTACACTGTTCGTAGCAATGTCGCAAGTATGGATTTTTATCGCACCACTTGCTGAATGTTTGGTGATTCACGCCCTTCATTATATAGAAATGTCTTATGTTTACCACTTCTTCATGTTCAAAAACAAACTGGAGCATCTCGTCTCCAAATTTCTCTAACATTGCCTTTGTCATATGTCCCTGAGGGCTCATGTGAAACTCCATAGCCTCTTTACTAAAGGGAGTTTGCACTTTTCTTTTCCTTCTTGTTGGTTGTACGGTATCTGTAGTAGGGGATTTGTCACTCATCTTTATCTCTCCTTTTGATAGTGATTTCTGTTCTTGGCTCATTACTATATTTTTTTGTGAGCTTGCTTGAATATATTATGCGATCGTTCTTGTACACTATACCAATCATAGCGTTATCAACAAAGTTAAAGAGAGATAGGAGTGTGGGTAACGTTTGGTGGTGTGTTGGTTTCTTATTGGATGTAGGTGTTTTCATGTGACTGTCTATGTAAAATGTTATCTCAACTTCTATTGGTTCTTTGATTAGTGGGGCCTCATCTCGTAAATTTCTTAATCGTTGCTCGAAGCAAAAGCGTTGATGTTTATAGTCATCCCAGATTCTTGGGTTATCTGCATTTTCAACTCGGAGCACGGAAATGGGATCACCAGGAATATTATACGTTAGGATTTGCATATTTTCTCCTCTGGTTACCGCTCCTCATAATCACTCTACCATTTTATATCAGCACGCTCTAACCATTTCTCAGCTTCTGGAGTTAGTTTGTTGATAGTTTTACGTTCTATAAACCTCTGTTTTTCATCATCAGGGTCTATATCTCGCTCTTTGTGTTTGTATACTGCATACATTCCCTCGTTTGGCCTTGGTTTCCTTTCTGCATGCATTGGAGAAAGTGTTGTTGTTATTAACATTTTATCATCCTTCTTTATCTCAGGGGACTTCATTAGACGGTTATATATGGCATAACCCATTGGCCAATCATTAGCTGCTGATATCTGATTAGCTATCTTACAGAACCATAAAAACGGGTTACGGACGTTAGAACTACAAAGCTCAAGCTGTTGGTTAGCATGAGCAATAGCTCGTGGATCATACTTCGTTAACTCGACGATCCCTCGTCTTGTCAGCTTCATCCTTCGTATTTTGGCAATTTCATTAAAAATCTCATCTTTCATCTTCAGACTCTCTCTTAAAGTTCTAAATCTCTTCTTTTTTTTGACATCAACATTTTCTTTTTGGAAGTAATGTATGTTGTTTCTAAGTAAATATTTTTTCTCTCTTTCTAATGGTCTGTAATATTCTGATAGACATGTTTTAGGAAAAATAGAGAGGAGTAGTGACACAGGGAGAATGATAGATCTTTTGAAGAAGCCCACTAGATCCTCTTTTACGGATGTATTCTTGAAGAAGTCGCTGAGTCTGTAAACACAGGTGTGTCTATGTCTATATACTTTAGCAAGTAAACCATCTGCCTCTAATATTTTGGTAGCCTCTATGAATGATTTTATACTAATACCAGCTATTTTTGCTAACTCTTCTTGAGACATATATATTATACCATAGCGATGGGAAACCCATAATAGTGCGTCTAATGCCTGACGTGTTGCATCACTGTACGTTGACAGATATCGAGAAGGTCGACAACGAAGCTTTTTATTGATTAATTTATATGAAAGTTTTTTGTTTTTTATTTGACAAAGGTTAGATGTTGTTGGTATACTTTTAATATGTTTGAAAAGATTTTTATTTAACATAGTGAATCCTCCTGGGTTAACGATCTAGTACATGGTGTTGTTGTTTTGGGGTATTTAAATATGTTAATAAAATTGACCATTTTGTCCTTTCGGGAAATATGGTTGAGGGGAAGGGACCCCTGTGTGTTAATAAGGTACTCAATATATTCTTATAATACCGGGTCCTCTTTTTTTTGCAAGATTTATTTTGTCAAAAGCTTGACATCTGTAAAACCCCGTGCTATACTAATAATAGAAGTAAAGATGTATAAACGATGTAACCAAGGAGTGATCCATGAAATATCAATTAGAGCTATCAGCTCTATTATATAAAAGACAAACCACACAAAATAGATTAAACGAACTTAGGCGTGAAATTTGCAATGTAGAAGAGCAGATTTTAACCAGAGAATACCAAATTAAGCTTTATCTTGAAAAGGAGATAGAGAGGGCAGATTTGGCTACCTCTAAGACCAGGTTCTCTAATGCAGAGAAGCGTAAGCTAGAACTTGAGCGATATAGGCAAGAAGACAAGCCACTTAGGGACCTTAAAGAAGCCAAAGCTCTTAAAGCAGAAGAGATAAACAATCTTGAGTGCCAAGATAAAATAGAGCGTATACAAGAGAGATATTTGTTTAAAGAAATAGAATTATATATTATCAATCAACAGTCAGGAGTTTTATATGACAAATGAGGAAAGATATCAGGAAGATGCCCAGCACTATCAAGATTTACTTGATTGCTTAATACAAGATTTATTTGATTATGTTAGGAGCGTTATGGAGCATTCTGGTGTAATTGTAAAAGACGAAGATACAGGTGATCTAAATCTGGTGATGTCTAACTCTAATAAATTAGATGAAGGACATTGGTCACACTTAATGTGTACGATAGGCGCAGTTAGGCATATGCTAGATGGGGTTGAAGATCACATAAAAGAAGAATTCCCAAACTCATATAAAAACTTGAAAATATTACGAAAAATAGATGACTGGGTAACTAAAGAAATGAAGAAGGATAAAGATGATAACAGAGATAGAAATACATCCAGTAACTCCTAAAAAAGGACTTGTAGGTTTTGCTAGCTTTATTTATAACGATGAGTTGTTTATCGGGTCGGTAGCTATATATACGCGAATAGGTGGTGGATACCGACTAGCATACCCAACAAAGTCTGGCATACATACATGCAGACCCCTCAATAAAGAAATAGGTAATGCTATAGAGAAAGCCGTTACAGATAAATACACACAACTTCTTTCTGATGAAATATACGGAGAATAAAATGTTAGACTTCCTTTTTGGTAAACCGAAAGAAGACAAGGGGTTACTAATTGTCTTAGAAACCGTAAAAATATTGCTGCTCAATACATCAAAACAATTGGACAAAAAAAAACAAGGAGAAATATCCATGAAAGAACTAGAAGCTTCTGTCGAACCTTTCATGTTAGTAATAAAGAACAAAACGCTACAGTCCCTTCTTAGCTCATCAAGTGACCCGATGCGTAAACAGGTGTCAATATTGTTTAAAAAAATGTCAGACGATTATGAAGAGATATTGAAAGGAAAAAATGAATGATCAAAATATAGTAGTAATACTAGAGGCAATCAAGAAATTGGCTGTTGAGGTGTCATTACTAAGAAAAAATCAGGTAAAAAAAACAACGATCCCACTACAATTATCTTCAGAAAAAGTAGATGAGCTATACGGTGCTCTTGCAAAAGCGCAGGGAGAATTTACTGTTGCTCAAAAAGACAAAGATGGTGTGTCATTTAAGTCTGGCGGCGTCGTAAAATACGCTGACCTTGCAGGGGTATTTGCTGCCGCACGTGCCGCACTAAGTAAGCACGAACTAGCAGTTATACAAGCAATAAACGTTGATGAAGACGGAGATTATTATTTACACTCCACACTTACACATTCGTCAGGACAATGGATTAGATCAGTTGTTAGGCTTGTTCCATCTAGAAATGATATTCATGGGTTAGCAAGCACTATTACATATATGAGACGATATACATTCTCAGCCCTCGTAGGTGTTGTTGTTGAAGATGAAGATGATGATGGCGCTGAAGCAATGAAAGAACAAAAAAAAAACTATGAAGAAGGTGTAGAAGTAAACCACAACATGAAGAATAAACGCAAGCCAAACTATACTACAGTCACTTCAGAACAGCTCGATGAACTAAAATATGAAATCGGAGATTTTAAAGATATAGCTCAAGGAATAATGGAGACATATGATATAGCGGCATTGGCTCTATTACCGAAGGATGCGTTTAGGAGTGTTATCAGACAAGTGAGAAATATAGTACAAATTAGAACTACAAAAAAAGAATAAAGCTCCGGTTTTATGGTTAGAACCGTTGCACTGCTTGACGTGGGCCCAGATGGGCCCACGTTTATGTTTGCGCTAGCATATAACCAGAAAACCATGTTCTAATATCGCTTGCAGATATGAAGCCCCCAATTGATACAGTTGAATCCATATCCATATGAACAGCACAGATCTCTCCCGGATTCATAGCAACAACTGCCATACCTTGAATAGAAACAGCTGATCCAGCTTTAATCGCACTTATTTTTTGATATGAAAATCTAATTGATTGAAGAATTGTAGCTCCAACACCTACTACCCTAAAACTTAAAAATATATTGTTTGTGAATTTAAGATTCGAAATATAAATATTCGTCATGAAAAAATATAATCCTTTTAATGGGGCAACAAATCCAACAACTGTGGGGTCAAATCGATTTCCCTTATTCCAAAGCGTTGTGCGGAATGGAATATATGTGGATGATGAGTTAGGTATATTGAAATCTAAATATGCCTTAAAGTTATAAATATTTGGAAGCCCTCTTGAATTGTTTGTTACAGTAACACTGTTTGCAGCATTTGTTATATCTATATCTGGTCCACCAGTGAGTGTCGACCAAGCAGGAGAACCAGCGGTTGCGCCTATTAACAATTCTCCATCATCGCCCTTCGATGCAGAAAACACTCCCGCAGCACTACTTTGCACCACTCCTTCTCCAGGGTTATCAACATTCACTGTAACAATATTTCCGGAGCCTGATGTGTTTATATTTAGTCCGCCATCTATTTTTAATATATTATTAGCCGGAGACGCAGTTCCGGAATCTGTAACAACAGAATCAATATAATCTCCTGTAAGCGCAGCTGTAATTGTATTTCCCGATGCGGAGGTCTCTAAATCTGTACCTCCAAAAACACTTAAACTCCCAAATGCTGGCGATGCATTTCCAAGATCAGTAATATATGTAGATACTGTTGCATCTTCTAAAACATTCACTGTAATGGTATTACCACTCCCAGTAATATTAATATTTGTTCCGCCTAGTACGTTAAGCTCTCCTGAACTAGGTACAGCTGTTCCAGAATCAGTTTTACATGAATCTACAACAGTGTCCGTATCTACTTCTATTGATAATGTATTAGTTGATCCAACCGTGGTAATGTTGGTCCCACCAACCACATTGATATTTCTGTTACTATCGTATTCAACTGTAATTCCGGTGTCTGGAGTAAAAGACCTAATCCCGGTAGTTCCTAGTTTTTGCCACGTTGCAACATTCTCATCTCTTTCAACCAATACCCATACAATTTTAGAAACATCGTTCAACCATCTATCGCCAACATCATATCCATGATAATCGTCTTCGGTTGGATTTCTTTCATAACTAACAAAATTATATGGAGTTATGGGCTCAGCGCCTACATATGAAAAAATATTAATCCCAGATAGTTCTTTCATAAACAGTCCTTATATATCAGCAAGAAAGAATCCGCTAAACCAAGTTACAATCCACGGACCACTAACATCTGTAATACCCACATCTTTTGGACCCCCGTTTACAGTAACAACTAACTCTGCTGTGTCTGCCACATCCATCCGTGTCATCGTAGAGCATAAAAATGTGTATGCATTTGAATTATAAGCTATTGCCGATGGATTAATTATATTTTGAAAATTAGATTCTGGATACGTTGCGCTAGTAACCAAAATGCTTGTCGATGCACCACTTCTTCCCAATGTGGTATCTGAGCAATAAATTTCTGCTGTAAAATAATATATTCCCTTAAGAGGAGCTACAAATTTTCCGGTACCTGTATTAAAGTCTGATCCAACATCAAATTCAACTTGATCAAAAGGTATCTGGTATGATGTACCATCACCTGTTACATTGCTTTGAGATGCAGATAAGGTCGCTTTAAAATTTGAAAGAGTAGTTGCTCCACCTGAAGTAGTAGATATGGTAACACTATTTGCAGCATTTACAATGCTAATTCCTGACCCAGCTGTCAGCGTCGACCAGGCAGGAGAACCTGCTGTTGAGCCTATTAGCATTTCTCCATCATTACCCTTCGATGCAGAAAACACCCCTGCTCCGCTGCTTTGTACTACGCCTTCTCCAGGGTCATCAATATTTACTGTAGCAGTATCTCCGGATCCTGATGTGTTTGCATTTAAGCCACCCAAAATTTGTATTACGCCAGCTGCCGGTGTTACTGATCCTGAATCTGTATCTAGGGACAATGCAGCAGTAGATGCAATTGTTACAACATTTCCTACACCTGAAGTTAGTATGCCGCCACCTCCAACTATATTTAATTCTCCTGAACTTGGTGTTGCGGTTCCTGAATCTGTAGGAAATGAAGATGCAAGTGTACTTGCTGTAATAGTAACTGTATTCCCAGATCCTGATGTTGCGATGTTTGTTCCGCCCAATATATTTAGCTCTCCGGAACTCGGAGTTGCATTTCCAGAATCTGTTATATATAAATTTGCTATAGTGTCAGGATCAACATTGATGGTCAATGTATTTAATGTTCCAACAGTTTCTATGTTGGTTCCCCCAACAACATTAATATTATTTAAAACGTCAGCTACTACATCAATGCCAGAATCAGGAGTTATTTTTTCTAATCCCAATCCTGCACCAAGTAATTGCCATGTCGCAACTGCTCCGTCTTTATCAACAAGCGTCCATAAAGTGTTGTCTTCTCTGCTATGCCAAATAGTTCCAATATTATAATTACTATAATCATCATCTGTTGGGGATCTATTAGCAGAAAAAAATAATGTCGGCGATATTGGCTCTACGCCCACATAGGCTAACGGATTAAGACCGCTTAACCTAGAATCTATCTTCCTATTAGCCATTACTACCCTCTTTTTTAAATTCCTGTATCTTCTCTCTCTTTCTTATCTTTATAATCTTCCTGTTCAAAAACAAGCTGCGCAAAACTGTCTTTATCTGTTGGTATTGATTCTATACCGCGAGAACAAAGTTTTGGTTCCCATTCTGCTTTAAGCCTTTTAAAACATTGCTTGTATTTGTGGTCTATTATGTAAAATAATCTTCTTTTCATATCCTCATCAAATATGTCTGAATTTATTTCATTCTTTATAACTTTTTTTTGCGTATCTGAAAGTTCAAACAATTCTGTGTCATCTACTTTTATCTTCATTACTTTCCTTTCTAGGCTACTAAACACCCACAAAATCTCGTGTATGGAGATCCTGTACCATATATATCATCTACTTTACTATCGTTATATGCCGCTATAGTTACGGTTGCTGTATCAGAAGCATCCATATCACAAATTATTTCTTGAGAGAATGATAACGCTGCGTTTGGGCCATAGTATCCTGTTACTCGCTGTCTGGTTGGGGCATTATTGCCAAAATATGTTCTATTTGAGGTAACTAATTTAGATAAAGCTGTTGTTCCTCCACTAGAAGTGTCTGTCACCAAAAATACTGTATATGAAAGTAAATATCTACCTGTCACAGGAGCAGTAAATGTGCTTGTACCATCAAAATCTGAGTTTTGATCAA